CGTGCCCGCGCCCGGCGCGAGACCGGCGGCAGCCGTCGCCGGATCGACCTGACCTTTCGTGCGCGCGTCGACGACGGCGCCTAACCCGCTTCAAGGAGCAAGACAATGGCAGTGCAGAACGGCAAGGATCTTCTGATCAAGATCGATCTCAACGGCAGCGGCAATTTTCAGACGGTGGCGGGACTGCGCGCCACGCGGGTGAGCTTCAATGCCGAGAGCGTGGATGTCACCAGCCTTGATTCGGCCGGTGGCTGGCGCGAGTTGCTGGCCGGGGCGGGTGTCAATCCGCCAATATCAGCGGCTCGGGCATCTTTCGCGATGCCGCCAGTGACGAGCGGGCGCGACAGATCTTCTTTGAAGGCGAGATGCCGGACTTCCAGGTGATCATCCCCGATTTCGGCACCATCGAGGGGCCGTTCCAGGTCAGTGCGATCGAATATGGTGGCACGCATGACGGCGAGGCGACGTACGAGCTGTCGCTGGCCTCGGCCGGGCGGCTGATCTTCACGGTACTGTGAACGTGATGGCCAACCCCTATGCAGGCGAGGTGGCGCTGGTGATCGATGGCGAGCGGCACGTGATGCGGCTGACCCTCGGGGCGCTGGCCGAGCTCGAGGCGACGCTGGAGCGCGGATCGCTCGTCGATCTGGTGGCGCGGTTCGAGGAAGGCGCGTTTTCCACCCGCGACGTTCTGGCGCTGATCGTGGCCGGGCTGCGCGGCGGTGGCTGGCGTGGCACCGCGGCCGATCTCTTGAGCGCCGAGGTCGAGGGTGGGCCGGTCGCTGCCGCGCGCGCCGCGGCCGAAGTGCTGGCGCGGGCCTTTGCCCTGCCGGAGGCGGGCGGATGAGCGTCCGTTTCGACTGGCCAGCGCTGATGCGCGCCGGGATGCAGGGCCTTGGGCTGAAGCCCGCCGAGTTCTGGGCGCTGACGCCGGTCGAACTGCGCCTGATGCTGGGCGAGCGTGAGGGCGTGCGCCCGATGGCCCGCGACGGGCTGGAGGCGCTGCTTCGGGCCTTTCCCGATGAACATGGAGAGATGAGCGATGGATGAACTGGACCGCGCCGACGAGCTCGAGGCGCAGATCGAAGCACTGGATGACGCCATGGGGCAGGCCACCGGCATGGCCGCGGCCTTCAACGCGGAGCTGGGCCGCGTGCGCGGCGGCTTTGCCGAGGCCGGACAGGACGTGCGCAGCCTCGAGCGGGGGCTGAGCCGTGGCTTGCGGTCCGCGCTGCGCGGTGCGGTGGTCGAGGGCGACAGCCTGTCCGACAGCTTGCGGCGGATGGCGACGATCATGGTCAACAGCGCATTCAACGATGCCACGCGTCCGGTCACCGACCAGTTGGGCGGGCTGATATCGCAGGGCGTCGGCGGTCTGGTGCAGGGGTTGTTTCCCTTTGCCAAGGGCGCCTCGTTTTCGCAAGGCCGCGTGCAGCCTTTTGCCAATGGCGGGGTCGTGAACGGGCCTGTCACCTTTCCGATGCGCGGCGGCACCGGCCTGATGGGCGAGGCGGGCCCCGAGGCGATCATGCCGCTCAGCCGCGGCCCGGATGGCCGCCTCGGGGTGCGCACGCAAGGTGGCGGCGGTGTCAGCGTCGTGATGAATATCAGCACCCCCGATGCCGAAGGCTTTCGCCGCAGCCAGGGTCAGATCGCCGCACAGCTTGGCCGCGTCATCGGACGCGGCGGGCGCAACCGCTGAAAGGAGCCTGCGACATGGGATTTCACGAGGTCAGATTTCCGGCGAGCCTGAGTTTCGGCTCGCTCGGCGGGCCCGAGCGGCTGACGGACATCGTCACGCTCGCCAACGGGTTCGAGGAGCGCAACACGCCATGGGCGCAGGCGCGCCGGCGCTATGATGCGGGGGTGGCGCTGCGCAGTCTTGACGATGTCGAGGCACTGATCGCCTTTTTCGAGGCACGGCGCGGGCAGCTTTACGGCTTTCGCTGGAAGGACTGGACCGATTTCAAGTCGGGCCGCGCCAAGGCCGAGCCGGATTACCGCGATCAGGACATCGCCGTGGGCGACGATGCGACGCGGGCCTTTCAACTGGTCAAGACCTACCGCTCGGGCGATCAGGTGGCGGTGCGCCCCGTCGTGAAACCCGTCAAGGGCACGGTGCGGATCGGCCAGGCCAATGTCGAGATGTTCGAGGGCGTGCATTACGAGGTGGACGCGACCACCGGCATCGTGACCTTTGTCGAGCCGCCCAACCGGGACGTGCCGATCACCGCCGGCTATGAGTTCGACGTGCCGGTGCGGTTCGATACCGACCGTATTCAGACCAGCCTTGCCAGCTTTCAGGCCGGCGAGGTGCCCAATGTGCCGGTCGTGGAGATCCGGATATGACCGCGCTGCTGGATCATCTGGGGACGGGTATCACGACCACCTGCCGGGCCTGGGCGCTGACCCGCCGTGACGGGGTGGTGATGGGGTTTACCGATCACGACCGCGTGTTGCAGTTCGATGGCGTCGAGTTTCGTCCCGATACCGGGCTGACGGCGCTTGCGTTGCAGCAATCGACCGGGCTTTCGGTGGACAATACCGAAGCCTTGGGCGCGCTGTGTGATGCCGCGATCCGCGAGGAGGATATCGAGGCGGGCCGTTATGACGGCGCGGATCTGCGCGCATGGCTGGTCAACTGGCAGGACGTGGACCAACGCAGCCTGCTGTTTCGCGGCACGATCGGCGAATTGCGCCGCGCGGGCGGTGCCTTCGAGGCCGAGCTGCGCGGTTTGACAGACGCGCTCAACGTGCCGCTTGGCCGGGTCTACCAGAAACACTGCAGCGCGGTTCTGGGGGATCGCGACTGTGCTTTCGATCTCGACACGCCGGGTTATCTGGCCGAACGCGCCGCCGAAGAGATCGAGGACAACCGCGTCTTTCGCTTCGCGGAGATGGGCGGCTTTGCCGCGGACTGGTTTCGCCACGGTGTGATCCGCGTGCAAGACGGCGCGGCCTCGGGGGCTGGTCGGTCTGATCAAGCGTGACCGCATGGACGGCGCGGGACGGGTGATCGAGTTGTGGCACCCTCTGGGCGCGCGCGTGGCCTCCGGTGACATGCTGCGGATCGAGGCGGGCTGCGACAAGCGCAGCAGCACCTGTCAGTTCAAGTTCAACAATCTGGCCAATTTCCAGGGTTTTCCCGATATTCCCGGCGATGACTGGACGATCACCGACCCGACCAAATCGCCGCGTCTCGACGGCGGGAGCCGCAGGCGATGAGCGCGCAAGGCGACTGGATCGTGACGGCGGCGCGGGGCTGGATCGGCACGCCGTACCGGCATCAGGCCGCGTGCCGGGGGGCCGGCTGCGATTGTCTGGGCCTCGTCCGGGGCCTTTGGCGCGAGATCAGGGGGGCCGAGCCCGAGCGCCCGCCCGCCTATTCCATGGACTGGTCGGAACCCGCGCGGCAAGAGGCGCTCTGGCAGGCGGCGGCGCGGCATCTCGTGGTGAAGCCGCTGACCGATGAGGCCCCCGGCGACGTGATCCTGTTTCGCATGCGCGAAGGGTCGGTCGCCAAGCATCTCGGCATCGTCGCCGGCACGGGCGCTGCTGCCAGCTTCATTCACGCCTATTCGGGCCACGGTGTCGTCGAATGCGCGCTGAGCGCGCCATGGCGGCGGCGCATCGTGGCGCGGTTCGCATTTCCCGAGGAGATCTGAGCGATGGCAACCATTCTATTATCAGCCGCAGGTGCGGCCGTGGGCGGGGCTGTCGGCGGCTCTGTCCTCGGGCTTTCATCGGTCGTGATCGGGCGCTTTGCCGGGGCCGTCATCGGGCGCTCGATCGATCAGCGCCTGCTGGGGCAGGGATCCGAGGTGGTCGAGACCGGGCGCGTCAGCCGCCTGCGCCTGACCGGCGCGGGCGAGGGCGACGCGATCAGCCAGGTCTACGGGCGCATGCGTGTCGGCGGACAGGTGATCTGGGCCACCGAATTTCGCGAGAATGTCAGCGTGACCCGCGGCAGCGGCGGCGGCAAGGGCAGCCCCAGCCCCGCCACGCCCGACACGCGCCGGATCAGCTACTCGGTCAGCCTCGCGCTCGCGCTGTGCGAGGGCGAGATCACCCGCGTGGCGCGGGTCTGGGCCGATGGCACCGAGGTGTCGCTGTCGGGCCTGGGCATCCGCGTCTATCACGGAACGCGCGATCAGGCGCCCGATCCGTTGATCGAGGCGGTGGAGGGTGCGGGCAACGTGCCGGCCTATCGCGGCACCGCCTATGTGGTGATCGAGGATCTGGACATCTCGCGCTTTGGCAATCGCGTGCCGCAGTTCAGCTTCGAGGTCTGTCGCCCGTCGCAGGCCGAGACCCCGGGGGCGGATCTCGATCCGGTGCGCGGTGTGCGCGGCGTGGCGTTGCTGCCCGGCAGTGGCGAATACGTGCTCGCCACCACGCCGGTCACGATGGATTTCGGCTTTGGCTCGAGCGACGTCGCCAATATCAACACGCCGTCCGAGCAGCCCGATTTCGTCACGTCGCTCGAGGCGCTGACGCAGGAATTGCCCCAGTGCGGCGCGACGTCCCTGATCGTCAGCTGGTTCGGCACGGATCTGCGCTGTGCCGACTGCCGCATTCACCCGCGCGTGGAGCAAAGGCAGTTCGACGCCTCGAACATGCCGTGGCAGGTCGGCGGACTGTCGCGCGCGCAGGCGGGCCAAGTGCCAAGGGATGCGCAGGGGCGCGAGGTCTATGGCGGCACACCCACCGATCAGGCGGTGATCGAGGCCATTCTGGCCCTGCAATCGGCTGGACAGGACGTGCTTTACTATCCCTTCATCCTGATGGAGCAGTTGCAAGGCAATGGCCTGCCCGATCCTTACAGCGATGCGGATGATCAGGCGGTGCTGCCGTGGCGCGGGCGGATCACGACCTCGAAGGCGCCGGGGCAGACGGGCAGCCCGGATGGATCCGCGGCGGCAGAGGCCGAGGTCGCGGCGTTCTTCGGCACCGCTCAGGCATCGGATTTCACCGTGACCCCGATCGCCGCGCAGCCAGTGGCCGAACCGGGGACCGGCGTTCTGGACCTGCTGAGCTTCGGCGGTGCGGTCAAGCAAAGCCCGGTGTCCTATGACGGCCCGGATGAATGGTCCTATCGCCGTTTCATCCTGCATCAGGCGGCGCTTTGTGCCGCCGTGGGGGGCGTCGAGGCCTTCTGCATCGGCTCGGAGATGCGCGCCCTGACGCAGATCCGGGGGGCGGGTAACAGCTTTCCGGCGGTCGCGCAGTTGATCGATCTGGCGGCTGAGGTGCGAGAGCTGCTCGGCCCGGAGGTCAAGATCAGCTATGCCGCCGACTGGTCGGAATATTTCGGCTATCAGACGGGTGGCGGCGACCGGTTCTTTCACCTCGATCCGCTCTGGGCGGATGAGACGATCGATTTCATCGGCATCGACAATTACATGCCGCTCAGCGATTGGCGCGACGGCGATGATCATCTCGATGCGTCCGCGTATCCGTCGATCCACGATCTGGACTACCTGCAATCCAATATCGAGGGCGGCGAGGGGTATGACTGGTTCTACCCCTCGGCGCAGGCGCGCGCGGCGCAGCGGCGCGAGCCGATCACCGATGGCGCCCATGGCGAGCCTTGGGTCTTTCGCTACAAGGATCTGCGCAACTGGTGGCAGAACGCGCATTTCGACCGCGTGGACGGCGTGCGCGCGCCCGAGCCCACACCATGGGTGCCGCAATCCAAGCCCATCCGGTTCACCGAATATGGCTGTTCGGCGGTGGACAAGGGCACCAATCAGCCCAACAAGTTCCTCGATCCCAAATCGTCGGAATCCAGCCTGCCGCATTTCTCGACGGGCCAGCGCGATGCCCTGATCCAGATGCAGTATCTGCGCGCCATTGCCGACTACTGGGGCGATCCGGCCCGAAATCCGGTGTCCGAGGAATATGCGGGGCGGATGATCGACATGGATCATGCCTATGTCTGGGCGTGGGATGCGCGACCATACCCGTATTTCCCGGCCAATACCACGCTCTGGTCGGATGGCGAGAATTACGCCCGCGGGCACTGGATCACCGGGCGGGTCAGCGGGCGCAGGCTGGCCGATGTGATCGCCGAGGTTTCTGCGCGCGCGGATGTTGCGGATCTTGACACCGGGGGTGCCGCGGGGTTCGTGCGCGGCTATCTCGTCGACCGGGTGAGCGAGGCGCGCTCGGCCCTGCAACCTCTGATGCTGGCCCATGGCGTGGATGCGATCGAGCGGGGCGGCGTGCTGCAATTTCGTCGCCGCGACGGGCGGTCGGATCATCTGCTCGATCTGGCACAGGTGGTGCGCGACCCGGAACTCGGCGGCGTGATCGAGCAGACGCGCGGGTCGGATCTGGAACTCGCCGGCCGTGTGCGGCTGCGCTTTCTGGAGGCGGATGGCGATTTCGAGGCGATTGCCGAAGAGGCGATCCTGCCCGACGAGGCGACGCATGCGGTCGCCATGTCCGAGATGCCGCTGGCGTTGACACGGGCCGAGGGACGCCAGCTTGTCGAACGCTGGCTGTCGGAGGCGCGCGTGGCCATGGACACCCTGCGCCTGACGCTGCCGCCCTCTCGCCTTGGCCTCGGGGCGGGCGATGTCGTTGAGCTGCCCGAGGATTCGGGCGGCGCACGCTTTCGCATCGACCGGGTCGAGCAGATGGGCAATGCGCAGCGCGTCGATGCGGTGCGGATCGATCCCGAAAGCTATCGCCCGATCCTGGTCGAGGACGCGCCCGCCCGGCTGCGCCCCTTTGTGGCACCCGGTCCGGTGACGCCGCTGTTTCTGGATCTGCCGCTTCTGACGGGCGAGGAGGTGCCGCACGCGCCGCATGTCGCGATCACCGCCGATCCGTGGCCCGGCACGGCGGCGATCTACAGCTCGGACGAGGACGCGAATTACCGGCTGAACACGCTGATCGCCGCGCGCAGCACCGTGGGGCTGACAGAGTCGCCGCTGTTCCCGACGCGCAGCGGGCTGGTGGATCGAGGGGACGGGCTGTTCGTGCAGATGCGTTCGGCACGCTGGAAAGCGTGA